CTAATGCTGCTTATGCTGCTAATGCTGCTTATACTGCTGCTGCTGCTAATGCTGCTTATGTTGCCGCTGTTGCTGCTTATGCTGCTAATGCTGATGCTGTTGATGCTGCTTATGCTGCTTATGCTGCGGATGCTGCTTATGCTGTTGCTGATGCTGCTAAACAAAAAGAATACAGTAAATTTGCCAATAAACTTTTGGAACTAATTAGGGAGTGCAAATGAAGCGGCACGAAAAAATTAAATTTGTGCTTAGAAGGCTAGGAATTAGTCAGGCCTTAGTTGCCGAAAAACTTGGCATCTCAAGAATTTCAATCAGTAGATATTTAAATGGTCACACCGATCTAGCATCGGAGAAAGTTTTTAAGATTTTAGCTCTTCTTGATATCCACACGGATGATGATTTGCAAAAAGCGGTGATAAAAGTTGAACGGATGGTGGTTCCGCGTGCAAGGCTTGAGGGCAGGGCTTAAGAAAAAATGAGGATCGAAAGAAGTATGAGGATTGGCGCATGGGAAATTACGGGGCTACTGTGAATAAAGCTGTAAACGCGTATAGCGACGCTATGGGGGATTGGTGTACCGATGTGTGACGTGCAAAAGTCAGAGGATAGACGAGAGGGTGCAGCACTTCAAAAATCACAAGATTCTCACAGTCCTTTACGAGGGCGGGTGCAAGATGGTGTTACGGGCACAGCGCGGGAACTGGGAAATAATAGAGATAAGATGTCGTTTTTCTCGTACATGAGTGCCGTTGTGGGCAGCTCTGATAGAGTTTTCAGGGTTGCGGATCTTTACAACGAGTGGGTTAAAGAGTGTGGCGGTTAATTTTTGTGACGCTATTTAATATGATCCTAAATAAATTGGTTTATTTGGCAGCGATCCCTTGACTTTCTAATTCTGTATTTGTCATAACTTCAATTAAAGTTGCACCGGACTTTTCTCTGTCCAGCGACTGTAATTAGTTGATTGTGTGTGATTACATTTTTGTTCGCTCTCTATGGCCTTGCGTATTTAAGAGAGTAATAAACGCTAGACTAGGACTAAAGGCTGTCATTTTTTTGACGGTTATTTTAAGGTTTTGGTGTACTTTTTTATTTTTTTAGTTTTAATCTTAAACCTATATGAATGAAGTTTCAGAGGATGGTCTTGCGTCTAAAATATGGTTTTTAAAGCATTTAAGAGGTGCGCTGCGTGAAAAATTCTTGCAGGTGCCTGACTCGTATTTTTTAATGCACGAGTTTGAGCTTGAGAATCATTTCCGACGTAGCCACGTTGATTATTTTTTAAGGAAAAGATTTCACGAGGAGCTTGAAAAGATAAAAGGCACGGACGAGTTTTTATCGCCTATCAATGTGTATAGCGGGGTCTGTGTTCGTCATCACTTTTATAATAGATTTTTGCACAATCCGCATCGAATTGCATGGATTTGTATTCCAGTGGCAACCCCAGATAAGTTGTTAGAGGATGGTTTTCATCTGGCGCTAACCAAAGTAAGAAACGAGATTCTGACATTACCAGTTTCAGAAAAAACCGCTCCCATAATTTTGAAGGCTCTTGATTTCTTTGCTTTACGGTTCTTAGGTCCAGTCGTTCAGAGGATTGAGCAAAAGAACATGAATGTAAATTTTAATACTGATGTTACGGCCAAGGAGGTTGTGGATCCGGAGGCACTGCTTAGGAAATATAGCGAAGCCAAGTCTAAGTTGTTAAGAGCCCCAAATGTAAATATTGATGATATCGTTCAAAAGCAAGAGGCGGTTCTAGTTGAGCGATCAGAAGAAGACTAGACTTTCAAGAAAAGAGTTAGAGGAAAAACAAAAGGAGCTGCAAGAGCTTGAACAGATGATAAAGCTCAAGCAAGGATTGCCTCATTTATTTGGCTATCCGTTCTACACTTGGGCTAGGGCTATATTTAATTCCAAGCATAGAGAAATACTGTGCACCGCTGCCAATCAGGTAAGTAAATCGTCAACGGCTATAAGGAAAAACATTCATCTGGCCACAAGTCCTAAACTTTGGCCTGAGTATTGGCCGCTTCTTTTAGACGGGCAAAAGCCTTCGCTTTTTTGGTATTTTTATCCTTCTCAGAAGCTGGCTTCAAGTGAGTTTGAAGAGAAGTGGGTTAAGGAGTTTTTACCTAGAGATGAATATAAAGATCATCCGCAATTTGGCTGGAGGGCTGAGTATTCGCAGGGCGAGATTTATGCTGTGCATTTTAACACAGGTGTTTCAATTTATTTTAAGAGTTATTCGCAAAAAGTCACGAATCTTCAGGCGGCGTCTGTTTACCATCTAACTTGTGATGAGGAGTGTCCGGTTGCGTATTTGCCAGAATTACAGGCGCGGCTAAATGCGACGAATGGATATTTTCTTCATGTATTTACGGCGACATTAGGGCAGGACTATTGGCGTAGGGCTATGAATCCTAAAGCCGGAGAAGATATTCCTTTTAAAGATGCCTTAAAAATTCAAGTATCTCTTTATGACTCTATGTTTTACGAGGACGGGACGCCTTCGCCGTGGACAAAAGAAAAAATTGATAGGGCTATAAAAAACTGCACAAGCCAAGCCGAAGTGCAAAGGCGTATTTATGGGAAGTTCGTAAAGTCAGACGGATTGCAATTTGAGAGTTTTGATATTGATTGTAACACAACTGATGAGAAAGATTTGCCGCCTAAGGATTGGATGATTTTTTCAGCCGTTGATCCTGGTTCTGGGGGAAATTCAGGTCATCCGGCTGCAATGGTTTTTTTGGCAGTTAAACCAGATTGTACTGAGGGTGTCGTGTTTTCAGGGTGGCGTGGTGACGGCGTTCCTACAACTAGTGAAGATATTCTTGTTAAGTGGCGCGAGCTTAAGGGAAATTTATCACCAATACAAAATGCCTATGATTATTCGGCTCGTGATTTTTTTTTAATTGCCTCTAGGGCGGGTGAGTCATTTACTCCTGCGGATAAAAAGCGAAATGCTGGGGTTTCTTTATTAAATACTCTTTTTAAGAGTAAGATGCTTAAAATAAAAAGAGGTGATCCAGAGCTTGATAAGTTAATTGTTGAGCTTTCGTCTCTTGGGGTTGATGAGTCTAAGCAAAAGGCTCGTGATGATTTAATTGATAGCTTAAGGTATTGCTGCAATCTAGTTCCTTGGAATTTTGTCAAAATAGATAAAGAGGGGAAAGATCTCAACCGTGAGGAAGGCGAAATTGCCAGACCTTGGACTGAAGAGGATAGGCGCAGAGATTGGGTGTTAAGCGCCGATAAGTTCAGGGGTGGGTGGTCAATAGAGGATGAGATTGACGAATGGGATAGTCTTCTATCAGACTAAAGTTGGTGAAAAAAGAATTTACTTTAAAAGAAATAGAGAAATTAGTTAAACTTTGCAAGAAAAGCGGCGTTTCATCATTAAAATTGGGTGAAATAGAAATAAATCTATCAGAAGCGGCAAGTTTTGATAGTAAACCGAGGTTCAAGGCTAGGGCATCGGCCAAAGGAAAATCAGAAGAAGAGAGAGGGCAGCTCCAGGCGCAGCTCAACACTGCAAGCGACACTCTCGAGACTCTTCATTTGGAAGACCCTTTAGCGTATGAGCGATTGCTTTTAGAAGGCGAGCTTCGTGAAACAGAAGTCAATTGATGAATTAAATAAATGCTATAAAGAAGCAGAAAGTTGCGATAGCGAAGTATTTGCCGAGCAAAGGTCAAATATTTTGCTTGTGGCGGGCGAACATTACCAGAGAAAAAAGACTGAGTTTTGGAATAGGGTTCGTGATTCAAAGCAATTAAATGCCGAGCAAAAACTGAGGTTAACTGCTAACCATCTTTACAAGATATCTAAATTGAGAACAAATATCATTTTATCTCATGCTTCAGGCGTTCGCATTTTCCCTAATAACGCCTCAGAGCTGCAAGACCAAAAAGCGGCGGAGCTTAATCAATCTGTTTGGGAGTTTATAAAAAGAAAACAGTCGATGAGAAAAAAGACTGGGCAGTTTGGGTTTGATTATTTCAATATTGGTGAAGTTGCTTGTAAAATATTTTGGGATGAAAACAAAGGCGAGCTTTTAGGCTATGAGCAAGATGTAAATGAATTAGGTGAGCCGCTTTTAGATGATAATGGCGAGCCCAAAAAAGGGCGTCCTATATTCAGCGGGGAAGTTGTAATTGAGAGGATTTTACCTTTTAACTTACTTCGTTCGCCACAAGCAAAAACAATGGAGGAGTCGCCTTATTTGATTTATAGAAAGGTCGTTTATACGGATGAGCTTTTAGAAATGGTTAAAGGCGACGAGGAAAAAGAAAACCTGGTCAAGGGCGGCAAAGACGAGACTTATTTTGTTTTTGATTCTAATAAGACGCAGTATGGTAAAGAGGATAATGTTACAACCTTAAGGGAGCATTACTATAGGCCATGCCCTGAATACCCAGAGGGGTATTATTATATCTGCACAGATAAGGGCATATTGTGGGAAGGGGTTTTGCCTTTTGGTATTTTTCCGATTGAGTATGAGGGGCATGATGAGATCCCCACAACCCCAAGGCACAGGTCGCCAATTAAGCAGTTAAGACCTTTCCAGATAGAAATAAATCGAGCGATGAGTAAAATTGCCGAGCATCAGGTCACGTTAGGGGACGATAAGCTAATCGTGCAAAATGGGTCTAAAGTGTCAAGCGGCGCAGTGTTGCCAGGGGTTAGGGCGATCCAAGTTACTGGTATGGCTCCGACAGTGTTAGAGGGGCGCGCAGGTAATCAGTATATGCCGTATTTAGAGCAAGTTATTTCTCAGTTATATCAGGCGGCAAACATTTCTGAAGATATTGAGGAAACCCAAGGTGGAGATGCGTGGTCATCTTTATGGAAAAGTGTAAGACATAAAAAGAAATTCATTATGGACGCTGAGAAGTTTGAGGGCTTTCTTGTGCGCGTCTGTGAGAAGGCTTTGCTTGTTGCAAAGAACTACATGGAGCCAAACATTTTAATTAACGTCGTTGGCAAGCAAGAGTTTGTAAATATTGAAGAGTTTAAGAACATAGCGCCACAAGGGTATCAAATTAAAGTTGAGCCAGCGAGTGATGATATTGAGACAGTTATGGGGAAGCAGTTAATGCTTAACCATATACTGCAATACTCGTCTGGGCAATTAAAGAGGGAAGATATCGGTAAGCTTATTCGTATGATGCCTTTTGCTAACAATGAACAAATATTCTCCGATTTCACCATGGAGTTTGATCGAGCGACTAATATTATTTTAGCTCTTGATCGCGGTGAATTCGTTGAGCCAAACAAGTATGATGACGGTCCTTATATTATTAAGCGCCTAACGACAAGAATGAGTCAGAGTGATTTTGTGCTTCTCCCTCAAGAGATCAGGGAAAATTACGGAAATCTTGTTTCTTTATATGAAGAAATGGAAGCTAAAAAGGCGCAAGAATTAAAAGCTATGCAGGCTGAATTTATTCCCACTGATGGCGCCAACATAAAAGTTGCGTGGTATGTCAAAGATCCAACAAATCCATCTCGATCCGTTCAGGCCACTCTGCCAGCGAGCTCAATTAATTGGCTCGTGCAAAGACTTTCAGAGCAAGGCTACTCGCAAGAACAAATTCAGCGAAATGAAAAAGGTGTTGCAGGCATAGCTGAAAAGTTTAATGCTATGAATGGCGCAACAGGTATGGATCAACAAAATATTCAAGGGGAAGGTCAGGCAAACGCGCCGATAAATCCAGACCAAGATTTGCTTAATCGGCTCCAAGGGGTTCTACAATGAGTACAGAAAATACTCTCAACGAAGAGTCAGTGACCGAAAGTCAGACTCAAGAAACAGTAAAAATATCATCTTTGGATGATATTAAGGGCGCTTCAAGGGACACAGCTAAGTTAGACTCTGATGCGGCTACGAGCGAATCAGATGCTACGGAGAATAAAGAGTCCGCAGCGCCAGCATATACCCCCAATTGGAAGTATAAAGCGGCTCTTCAGGAAAAAGAAATAGATGAATTTTGGCGTCCACTTGTGAAAGATGCTGAGAGTGAAAAAAAAGTAAAAGACTTTTTGTCTCGCGTTGAGGGCCTTGATTTTGTAAAGGAATCTAGGGATCGAATTCAAAAAGAATATGAATCGCTTATGAATGATTATCAATCTCAAAACGAGATCGTTCGTCGTGTTGAGACATCAGTTCAAAGAGGTGATTTAACTTCAGTTTTTCGTCAGCTAGGCCTAAAAAACGAGGATGTTTTCCGCTGGACTCAGGAGCAACTTCAGAGAATGGAGATGTCACCAGATGAGCGGCGAATATACGAAGAGCGCGAGAAGTTGCGCGCACAACAATATGAAATGGAGAATCAGCTATCTCAATACCAACAGCTATACCAGAATCAAGCGGTTCAGGCCAGAACCATGCAGCTCGATTTTGCGTTATCTCGGCCAGAGGTTCAAGCTGTTGCTAGTCAGTGGGATAGCCTTCAAGGGGTACCAGGCGCGTTTAAGAATCTTGTAATACAAGAGGCGCAAAACACTTACTTCACAACTGGGCGGGATATTAGCGCCGACGAAGCGGTGCAAACTGTCATGGCTAAGTTTGGTAAAGTGTTGAATGTTAATGGGAATCAGGCGGCTCCGCAAGCAGCCACTGTTCCAGGCCAAACATTAACTGCACCGACGCAAAAACCTATTATCCCTAATGTATCAGGCAAAGGAACTGCGCCTATAAAGAAAGTTCCTAAATCGTTAGATGACTTAAAAGCAATGGCAAAAGAGGCCATGCGAGAAAGTCAAATTTAATTATTTTTTAGGAGATTAAAATGCCAACTAGTAGAAGTTTTCAGGCGATGCTTAATGAGTATTTGCCTTTAGACCTGTTAAAACAGGAGTACATGAAGAGAGACTATTTAATGCAAAAGGTGGATATTGATGAGTCGTGGAAGGGCGGACAGCTGGTCATCCCGTTTGAAGGTCAACACGCATCTTCAATCGAGTTTGGGCAATTAGCCGCAAGCAACGACATTTCACAATATTCATACGTTCGTGGAACTATTGCGTCCCCTCCAGAAGCTTGGGCGTCTTTAGTATTTAATCATCGCGATCTTATCGAGCACGATGGTAAAATACCTGAGTCTACGTTTTTGAGGATTTTGCCAGGTCAAGTTGACGGGATGATGACTTATTTTAAAATGGTCATGTCTGTTCACTTGCTTGGTGGGCCGCACTTTGCAAAGGCTACGGCTGACGGTACTTCCGGAGGTGTTTTGGAGGTTGATCGAATTGATCGATTTTCATTATCTCAAAAGGTTACTCTTGATGATGACAACTCCCCATCAGCCGACTATTACGTTATTGCAATAAACGTAAATGCTAAGACGGTTACGCTTTCTGCTACCCGTGGTGGCACTCCCGCTGATATTACAGCGTACACAGTATCGCAGAATGCTAAAGTTTATCATCCTGGTGCTCAAGGATCTCCATTTACCAGCTTAAAGTCTCAGTTACTTTCTGCGGCTAACGGTGGATCCACATCTCTTTTCGGCCAAACAAAGTTGAACTTTCCGTTCTTGCAGGCTCTTAACCGATCAGGCGTAGGAATCACTGCCACAAATATCTTGGATAGGATTTTTGATGCATACACTGAGCGTATGATCCAGGGTAAAGGCGGTAAGGCACCTGAGGTCGTGATGTCGTTCAAACATTTCGGATCAATTTTGAAACTTCTCGAAGTTGCAAAAGGTCCTTACAATGTCGTGCCAAATTCGAGAAAAGTATCAACTTATGGTTGGTCTGAGATTGAAGTTGGTTCAGTGGGTGGTCATGTATTAAAGCTTGTTGGTGTTCAAGAATGTGACGATGATATCATTTACATTCTTGACTGGGATTCAATTAAGTTTTACACAAACGGACTTTTCCGTAGAAGAAAAGCACCAGATGGTAAAGAATATTTTGAAACCCGTTCAACATCAGGTTATAGCTATATTCTTGACCACTGCATATTTGGCGATCTGGTGGTAACTGCGCCATGGAAAAACATGGTCATTCACTCAATACCTAACTACTAATTATAAAAACTGGACTAGCGTCTTAATGGCGCTAGTCCGATTATCAAAGTAACAACAATAAGGAAATTCTTAAATGGGAAAACAAATTGAGTCTAATGTAAGGCTTTTAAGTTTTACTCCAACTATAGACACATCAGCGTATGCCGCAAACGATCAGCTAGGTAGCTTGGTGGAGATACCAAATTTTATTGATGAGTCCAGTGGCGGGGCAAAGATTGTTTCCTTAACAGTTTGCGATAAGTCTACATCAGGCGCACAAATGAGGGTTTTATTTTTTCGTGATAAGCCAACAATTTCTAGCACTGATAACTCTCCGTTGGATATTTCTGATGATGAGGTCGCAGATAAGTTTTTAGGGTATGTGCCAGTTGCCAGCGGCGACTATATAAACCTAGCCGGAGGCAGAATTGCAACGGTTAGAAATGTTAATTTAGCAGTTACATCACGAAAGGGTCCAAACAATCTTACTGGTAGAAGTGTGTGGGCTATTGTGCAATCTAACGGTACTCCGACTTATGGGACAACGACTGACTTGGTGTTTTATATAGGCGTAGAATAATGTCAGGCAATACAACTATTCTAGGTGAAAATACTTTGCCAGATCCCAATGATCCATTTTCTGGGGTTACCACTTCTGTTATAGGTAACAAAAAAGCTCTTGATGTAACATCAAGTTCAGCGGCTCTTGCAACAAGAGTTGATGAGGCGACAGCAACGATCACTTACGTTGGTAGAGCAAAAATTGGATCATTGCCATCCGATGCTGTTTGGCAGATACAGCGCATTACGATTTCAGGTACACAAACAATTATCGAGTGGGCTAGTGGCAATTCATCCTTTGACAAGATTTGGAACAACCGTTCATCATTAAGTTATTCATAAAGGGGTATGTAAATGTCGTTTTCAAACTCATCAGAGACCGATGTATTAGAATACATTTTTAAAGGGACAAATGTGCCTTGGGACGGTAACACTGACCTGTGGCTTGCACTTTACACAGCAAGCCCTGGTGAGGCTGGGACAGCCACAACGAATGAGGCAACCTACGGCGGTTATGCCAGGGTTGTACTTACTAGAGCTTCGGATTTCACGGTATCAGGCAACACAGTTTCAAACACAAATCTAGAACAGTTTGCCGCCTGCACCTCAGGGTCAAACGTAATTACTCATGCGGCGATTGTAGACTCGGCATCAGGTTCAGGGAATATAATTGTCTATGCGGCGCTTAACTCTTCTATTACGGTCTCGACTGGTGTTCAACCTCAGTTTGCTCCATCAGCATTGAGCTTCACACTTGACTAATGCCAGGCTTTAAAAGCTTCGCTGCGTTTCGCGATTCAGTTAAATCAGACGGCAAAACGTGGACTGCTTCTTTTCGCAAAGTAGTATCAAATGCAACGGTTGCTGGAGCGTGGTGTGATCTTTCTTATTCACCTGGTTCGCCGCCGCCAAATTTCTATGCAACCGAGCCGCTGGTGTCAGCCATTTTATCGGGAAACAGGGGAATTGATAATGGCGGCGCAGTCAGTCCTAATAAGAAATATTTTAAGAGATTAGTTGTTTATTCGCCGAGCACGACGTTTCAGTCGTCGAGCTTTATTCTCTGTGATTATTTGCTTTATTACCCATTCATTGATGGTGATTCAACGGAGACACAAGAGCTTACAAACTCTGTATCACTTCCTAGATTTACAAGCGGCTCAGGGGTCCAAGCTATCCTTGTCGCACAAGGTTCTTACGTTGGAAATGCGCAGGTGTCGATAACATATACAAATCAAGACGGCACGCCTGGGCGCGTATCTCCACTTTTTAATACTAATACTGCAACCTTCGCAGCGACTCTTTTAACGGGTGGTACTATCGCAGGAGGATCTGGTCCGTTTATTCCTTTGCAATCTGGGGACTCTGGGATTAGATCAGTGCAGAGTATTACATTTTCCTCTGCTAACGGTGGGATTTGCGCTATTGTTTTAGTAAAGCCTATCTGCGACATAACACTTACAGAAGTTACATCGGTATTTGCTACCCCTAGCGAGCAATCAAATTTTTATAACGAATTTAATGGTAATGAAATTCAAGATGGTGCATATTTAAATCTATTATGTTTGCCCAATGCATCAGTGAGCGGCGGAGTCCTGCAAGGGTTTTTGACAACTGTTTGGGGGTAGTGAGTGGGTTTTTCAAGCCTAGATGATTTAATAAATGAAATGACAACGAATGGAAAGAGGCATCGAGCTGATTTTAATAAAACTGTTGCGAACGGTGCATACGTTGCTGGCGCATGGTATGACTTGTCGATACTTACTGGATCTCCTGTTGCAAATACTTTTTCTGGAACGGCGCTGAACGCACAAGTCCCTGACGAGACCAGTGGCTTTGGAATTTATCACGGTGGCAACGTATCGAGCGACACTAAACACCTTTTAAAGGCCGTGGCTGTTAGCAATACAACAACAGCAAGCCCTGGTACATTGATCCTAGTCGATATGTGTCTTTATTATCCTGGTATCAACACAACTACTGCTACGACACAGAACTTAGTTAACAGCACATCGCTTACTAGATACACAAACGGTAATGGACTTAGAATGTATATGACCATGACCGCAGCGGCGGGAACAAATACTCCATCGCTTGCTTTATCATATACTCGCCAAAATACAGGTGGCACAGACACAGGAAGATCATTGGGGGCCACAACAAACTTAGTAGCCTCTTCAGGTATCGGGCGATTTCCTCACTCTGGAACTGCGGCAAATAATAGGGGGCCTTTTTTGCCATTAGCTTCGGGGGATTTGGGCGTTCGGTCAGTGCAATCTGTTACGATTACAACACCGCACGCTTCAACTGGCACTGCGGCGCTTGTTATTTGTTATCCTCTTGCTGAGATTCCACTATCAACGGCTAACGTGCCAGTTATCATGGACTTCTTAAGTCAAGCGCCAAGCTTGCCGCAAATTCAAGATGGGGCTTGCTTAAGTTTAATTTATCAGCCAGCTGGGGCGGCGGCAAACGGGTCTATTATTTCAGGATCTATTGAAACAGTTTGGGGTTAAGGCTTGGCTTTAGTAACGAACCGAAGAAATGCGGCCTCTTATGCAAGAGGCTTTCTTGTCGGTGGGGCTGAGTCTTGGGACACATTTAGAAGAGACACATTCATAAATATATACGCATCCGAAGCAGATGTTTCTGACAGGTCTGGTATTCCTAATGGATATAATACCGGAGCTATATTGTTGCCGCTTAAAGATGGCGGAATGTCTATTTATGAGCCAGAAATTTTAAATTTAGTTAAATTAAATGCTGATGCAAAGATGGGGCGGAATGCAGAGGTTTCGGCGTCACTTTCAATCACTGTTACGAATGCGCAAGCCGATCAAATCGTTTCTCTCGAGGGGTCTGGCGCTTTAGCTATTACAGTTAGTAACGCTGGGCTATCGGCAGGGGTTCAGGCTAGCGCGAGTGGTAATTTAATAATTACTGGGAATTTTAGTCTTGGTGGAATTATTCCAGTAGAAGCGTCTTCGGCTCTTTCAATTACCCCCAACACAACAATGACTGCGCTTGCAAACATGATTGCCACAGCTGGCGGTCCTCCGCCATTGAGTCCTGAGGGGTTGGCTGTTGCCGTATGGTCAGAAAATTTAAGTGGTTACAACACAACATCAACCGCTGGTAAGGTATTAAAAGACGCAGGAGGCGCAGGTAACCCATGGTCGGCTGACTTAGCGAGCAATAATAATCCAGGCACTTTCGGGAATCTGGTCCAACGTCTACTTACTGTCGCTAAGTTTTTAGGCTTGAAATAGAAAATTTCTCTTTAAAACCGATACATATTATCACTAAAATAGTATTGACCGCAGCATGGATGCTCATTCAGGCTTATGGATGAGCCGACTACATAAAAATATTTTGCGAGGCTCACGCTCGTTAAAAAGGAGACATAATGCCTTTATTTTATTCAGAACTAAAAGAAGCTTGTCTTGAAAACTTATCTTCAGATCCGTCGGCTGGGGTCGCAGGTAAGATATTTAGAAACACAACGGAGAACAGAGTTAAGGTCGATGATGGCTCAAGCATAAGAGCTCTTTTAAGAAATGATGATAAGTGTGTCATCGGCAATAATGGAACGGCCAACAATAACGTGCGCTTTCACAGAAGTGCAGATGGGGTGTTACAAACTGTCCCAGGTGGAGATACGACAGCTGAAGGTTCGTCCGCTTCAACTCTTGCTAAGATATCAACTCGATTAGAAGACTATATTGATTCCAACAAGCCAGCCAATGGAAACGCAGGGCGACTAATTTATGTGTCAGATAAAAGCTCAGTACAATTTGATAATGGATCGGCGTGGGTAGCTATTGGAAGTATTATCGGTAGTAGTGGGAATGCCAACAATAACGTACGACTTCACAGAAGTGCAAATGGAATATTGCAGACTGTCCCAGGTGGAGATGCGACAGCTGAAGGTTCGTCTGCCTCAACTCTTGCCAAGATATCAACTCGATTGGAAGACTATATTGATTCCAACAAGCCAGCCAATGGAAACGCAGGGCGACTAATTTATGTGTCAGATACGGCTACCGTGCAGTTCGATAATGGATCTACGTGGGTACCTATTGGGTCTACCATCGCAATCCCTGCGGGAATGATAATGGCATTTGGTGGTGCATCAGTGCCGAGTGGATACCTTCTGTGCGATGGTTCAGCCGTTTCAAGAACATCATACGCTAATCTTTTCGCTGCAATCGGGACGGCATGGGGTGAGGGTGATGGCTCGACAACATTTAATCTGCCGGACTTAAGGGGGCGTGTAGTCCAGGGGGTAAAAAACCCAGTCCAAGCAACTGGATCGGGAACTGTATCTTCCAATAATGCGACCTTCACCGCACATGGATTCACAAGAACTGGAACGAAAGTGAAGCGAATTTCAGGTTCGCTAAATGGAATATCCTCAAGGGCAGGAGATACATATTGGATTATAGTCGTAGATGCGAATACTTTGGCTTTTGCATCTAGCCGAGCCAATGCCCTTGCCAACGTGAAGGTTTCTATAAGTGGAACTAACTCTCTTGTGATAAGAGAGTTTGTTGATATCTCGGCAGCAGATCGTTACGCTGAATTCTCAGGCGGAAATACAGGTGCAAATGTTGGCTCGTACCAAGATAACGCTCCAGGAAGTCACTACCACAGGCAAGGCCACAGGAGTGATGGCACTGAAGCATTTGGAGCCGCTGGGGCTTCTGGATCTTGGCGATATACAACCACATCGAGTGGACTAGCGAATAACCCCTTGGTGGAGTCAACCCCAGATTCTCCTGAACACACAAGACACGAGAACGCAAACGTGAACTATATCATCAAGACTTAAGGTGGATTAAATGCAAGCAAAGATTGATAAAGATGGATGGCTCGTTAGCAGTGAAGAAGAGGGAACTTTGATTGATGTTTCATTTATTCCAGATCAGCCTCCAAGATTTAGAACTAAGCGTGAGGGCGATCTTTGGGTCCAATATGATATTTCGCTCTTTCCAATTTCTGAATCACAAGATGAGAAGGAACCTATCGAATGAGCTGGTCGCTGACCGAACTTATTTCAATCATCGTCACTATTGTTGGCTCGGTGTGGGCCTCGCACATTAAACTGAAAGATGAGATCAATGAAGCGCAGAACCAATCTAATGTTTCAAAGGCCATCTTGGATCAGGTGGTAAAGGACATCCATACGATCCAAAGAGATATCCACAATCTTGCGCTTATTATTGGAACAGAAAGGGCTAAGGCTGAAGAAGCAAGAAAGGGGAAAAAATGAATTTCAGAACTAAGGTCCGAGCAAAGAATGGTGAAAGCAATTAAAGAAAACAACTCTAAAGATATCCACACAATGCAAAGAGATATCCACAACATCGCACTCATTATTGGAACCAAAATGGCACTAGCCGAAGAGAAAATCAAGGGGGGGGGTAGCAAATGGAAATGATACTAGAGTTTATGGCGAATCATCCGCACCTTTCAGCGGTGCTTGTGGTCATTGGAGTTTTTAGGGCTGTATTTAAGCCAATTATGACAGTGCTTGAAGCTTATGTCGGGGCCACTGAATCGACAAAAGACAATGAGCTTTTAGAGAAGATAAAAGGTTCAAAAACCTACAAAGTGTTAGTGTGGTTAGTTGATTACACAGCATCAATCAAATTGCCTAAAGCAAAATGATGAACGTTATAAGACTTATCTTTTTGCTAGCTAAAATTTTACCAGAGTTAGTAAAGCTATATAATAAATTTGAACAAGATATGAAAACAGAAGATGAGAAAAAACAAATTGAGGCGGATAAAGAGGCAATAAGAAATGCGTTTGAAAATAAAGATGCTCGTGCTCTTGAAAGTATTTTTAATAATCGCAGGCTGCGCGAGCAAGCCAGAGCCACTAAAACTTGATTGGCACTTTATTGATATCGTGCCTGGCGAAGCGTCTGCCTGTTTGCCAGAGGAGCAAGTTATAAAACTAAGAGAGTATATGTTCAAAAATTGCAAGGATGATTACACCAAATGAGTGAGGATATGGTAGCGCAATGGGGCACTTATAAATATTTTAATAAGCAAGAGTTTGACTGTAAGCACACGGGGCTTAATCAAATGAACCACCGCTTTATGTTAAAGCTGGATAAACTAAGGGAAGCTTGTGGCTTTCCTTTAGTTATCACATCTGGATATAGAGATGTATCTCATCCTAGAGAACAGAATAAAAAAGCTCCAGGTGCTCACACAAAAGGTCTTGCTTGCGATATCGAAGCTAGTCGCATTACTGCATACATCGTATTAAGAGAAGCCCTAAACCTTGGATTCACTGGCATTGGAGTTAATCAAAAAGGTGATGGTCGATTTATTCATTTAGATATGGATGAACCAATAAGAGTTTGGAGTTATTAAAAAAGGACATAGCACATGGCAATCACATTAAGCTACGGATATGTAAAGCCATCCACTGGCGATAGCGGAACATCTCTTTTTACAGATTTAGAAAACAACATACAAAGGGTTAATGACCATACACATAATGGTATCAACTCAGCGCCACTTCCAGCACAAAGCATTATAGGAGTCTCTCAGACAATTTCAAATGCTTCTTGGGTTGCCCATGGTCCAACTGGCCATTACCGCCAGCTAGTCACACTTCCCGCAGGATTTGATTTTGATAAAGTGCAAATAAGCTTTAGAACATCGGGTGGGGCTTACATTCATCCAACAGTTGAGCGAGTAAGTGCTACCCAATATTATGTTTACACAACAAATAACACGATCAACTTTATAGCAGTTTATGGCGGTTAATTGTGTCAATTAGTTCAAAAACACCTTTTGAGATAGATGACTTCTCTTTAGGAATTACCGATGATGTTTTTGAAAAAGATCCTCGCCACTCGATTGAGTTAGACAACTTCAACATTGAGCCTGACGGCTCATTGAAATCCCGCCCAGGATATGTGATTGAAGTGGCGGATACCCCGCAAATACCAAGCGGGGTTAAAAGGATTGGCGCGCTTATAAATTACAATAACGGCCAACACTTGCTTGTGCAAAGCGAAAGAAACTTTTACTTTAGAGATCCATTAACCTACACAACGATACTGGGTCCTACAGGAAACCCAGCCTTTAGTGTAGGCACTCAAGCAAATAACATTTCTTTCTCTGAGTGGGGCGGGCAAGTTATTGCAACAAATGATGGGTTCCCAAATCCAATTAAAATATTTAAAAGTGGTTCAAACTTTAAAGTCGTGCAGGCTGGGCTTCCGTCCATAGCTGCGCCGACAATCACTCCGGCGGCCGGACCTAACAGCTACATTTATGCCTTCCACTACTCTTACACTTACACGGTTGGTTCGCAAACATTTGAAGACGTAGGTCCTATTACAGAAGTCACAGTCTTAAACGCAGACGCGCCAAACATTACAACTATTGTAATTAGCGCAATCCCAGTATTATCAAATGGCTCCAATGGTAATTTTGACACCTCTAATATAAAAATAAAAATATTCAGAACAAAAACCACGGGCACTGTCCTTTATTATGTTGGAGAAGTAACAAACGGAACAACAACATTTAACGACACATTTTCAGACACAACAATTCTAGCGAACGAGCTACTATACTCCGAAGACGGTTCTGTAGATTTTGAGCCATTGCCGTTACATAAATATAACCATATTGTGAATGGTATTGGGTATTACGGGAACATAAAAGACGGATCTGTTTTAAAACCAAATGTTGTTTTTCAATCCATACCAAATGCGCCAAGCTCGACAAATGCAGATTTTTTTATTGAGCTTGAGGATGAAGTAAGGGGCATATCCTCTGTTAATTCAATCCCAATCGTGTTATGCAAAAGACATATTTACAGGCTAGAGAATAATTTCGATCAGTTTGGTCGTGGTGGCATTAACTATGTTCGCATATCCGACACGGCTGGATGTATTAGTCATTTATCTATTGTGTCAGCCGAGGGGGGTATATACTGGGCAGGTGAAGATGGGTTTTACGCAAGTGATGGTTATAAGGTACAAAAGATATCTGATAAAATAAACTCACGATATATGTCCGCACTTGCTGCGATGAGTGACACGCAAAGAATTTACGGCAAGTTTGATAAAGAGAATAGGCGAGTCCTTTGGGCGCTTAGGAAAGTGGCTAGTAGTTTAGAGAATGATTCTCTTATTCTTCTTGATCTTAGGTGGGGAATAAGATCACATTCAACATTTACGACATGGTCCGGAGAAAGCTTCAGGCCTGCCGCCTTAGAATTTTATAAAGACAAGCTCTATACAGCTGATTCGAGGGGATACGTTTACTATCACGACTCAACAATATTTACCGATCCCAAAGTAGATACTACGATTTCTGCAACGAACTGGAATAAAGAAACAATCATTTGGAATTACACAAGCGTGAATTACAATTTTGGCTCTAGTTTTTTTAGAAAAAAGCCAACTCGAATTTTATTGACCGCGCGCAACATTGCGAACACATCAATACAGATTATATCGATAGATGATGATGGCAAAAGAGAAAGAAACTTAAAACCCATTCGCTGGCGTAGAAATTTTGTGTGGGGCGATATCAATTTTATATGGGGAAGTCCTGACTGTATCTGGCGAGGGCTTGGCGTAATAGAGCAATGGAGGCGTTTCCCCGCCCGTGGCTTAAGAGTTAGTTATATGCAGATAAAAATAACAAACGCGTATGCGATTGTTGTTAACTCAGACACGCTTGAAGAGGCTACTTTCAATGGCGCGGCGAACACTGCGACCTTTACCAAAGTATGGCCAGAAAATTCGGTTGATTATTTTATATCAACAGAGTTTGATAACTATGCTTTGGAATATAAAGTAAGCGCAAGAACTGCAACCCAATTAACTCTTATTGATTCATCAAATACCTTGCCTACTGGTACTTTTAAATGGGTTCTCAAAGGTTATAGAAAGGGAGAGCCACTTAACTTGCAAGGGTATATTATTCACACAGCCAATGAAGACCAAAACCAGGAAACCTTTGAGATTGGCAACGATGGAGAGAATAATTGATAAATTTACCTGAGTTTATTTTTAAAGATATTGAAGACCCTTATTCAAGGGAAAACTTCAAAAGATTGAAATTGTTCTTGCAAAATTATCCTCTTTTTAGAGGAAATTGGGTGTTTTTTGAGTTAGTTTTCACTAAAGCCGAAACAAATTTAAAATACAATCATGGTCTAGGTTTTAAACCAAAAGACATTATTCAGACCTCTGTTGTAGGACCTGGGGCTATTACGTTTAATTATTCTCTATTTTCAACCGAGTCCCTTGATATTACGACAACAGGGGCTTGCACGGTTCGTTGTTTTGTCGGAAGTTATAAAGAAGAGTCTGGCCGCTCTGGAAGGTAAAAATGGCATACAAAACAAAACTGCAAGTTGTTCAGAAAATTGAAAGAGAACTTGATCTTGAAGAAGAGGTTTTTATTCAAGATGAAGAGATGAATGACTACATCAATGACGCCATTACTTTAATTGAAGCCAAGATGAACACTTTAGGTTTTCGCGATCAATACTATTTAACTCGCTCGACTATTTCTTTAGTTACTGGGCAGGCTGACTATGCGCTCCCTACTAATTTATACGAGGGTAAAATAAAAGAAGTTGTCTACTCGGTCGGGGCTACAATTTATAAAGTTGAGCCAATGCAGAATTCCGCCTCGGCTGAAGCGATTGAACATTTAAACCGATTTTCAACGAATGAGTTTTATAAGTATAGAATTAGATCGGATGCGGCCAATGCCAATTATTTTCAGCTCATACCAAAGTCCAGAGAAACTGCCGCAAACGCTATTGTTATTGAATACTATCGAGACTTGCAAAGAGTATCATCCGACAATGATCTTGTAGAAGTGCCAGAGATTGCACTACAATTTTTATATCAGTATGTTAAAGTTAAGGTTCTCGAAAAAGAGGGACACGCGCTTTTAGGGCAAGCAAAAGCCGACCTCGAGGCCATTGAAGAAGAAATGGTTTCCACATTAAGCGGGCAACTCGTTGATGATTCGCAAAATTTATTGGAATTAGATAAACAAATTTACGAAGAATTTTCATAAATGCTTGTCCAAGAATTTTCGCTAGAAGAATTTAAAGTCATATCAAAAGACGTGCATTACTATGCTTTTAAAGAAATCAGAGAGCCAGACGAAAACACATTTGATTTTGCGCTGGTTTCCTTAAAAGACAATAAACCCATGGCTTACGCCACTTGCATCAATATGGATAAATTTACCTGCTATATGCAGCACGGCGGAGCTCTTCCTGACGCCAAGGGCACAATAAATGTAGCTCTCGGTTACGCAGCTATGATTAAGTTTTTAAGCAAAAAATATAAAACAATTACGACTCGAATAGAGCACAAAAATGTTCCCATGCAAAAACTTGCGCTTTCTGTTGGTTTTCTTATTTATGGCGTTGATTATTTCGATGATGAAATCTTTCTTCATTTAAAGAAAACGAATCAAGAGGTTATGTAATTATGATGAGGCCAAAAAATCAAAATCCATCATGGATGATGATGAAACAACTGGAAGATTTAAAAGCACAGAACGCTAATCTTAAAGCCCAATCTGACGACAGACAAAGAATGCTTAACGAGCAGGTCCTCCGCGGGCCTGGATATCGAGCTGTTGAGCAAGTGGCACAAGAGAGGCGCGCTGGAATTTTGCCTCCTGGATATGAAGGCATTAGAGATTTAAGAACTGGTGAACTTCTCTCGCAATTTAAACTTGATCCATACCAAGGACGAGCAAGCCAAGTTCTATCTGAGCAAGCATTCTCTCAAGGGGCTTCACCTTGGGCACAAATGCAAATGCAAAAGCAAGCCCTTGAGGAGTCGCAAGGAATTGATAAAGTGGCACAAGAGCAAGCTAGGGCCACTGCGCAGGCTCAGTCTCAAATGATGAGATTAGGCGGCCTATCCCAAGGCGCTCGCAATAGAATGGCAATGGATCAAGCGAGACAAGCGGCTCGTGCGCAACAGGCCGTAAGAGCACAAGGCATGGGGCAGAGACTTGGCATTGAAGAGCAAGATATTAACAGAAAGCAAGACCTACTTGGCAGATTCTCAGCCAGTGAAATGCAAGCGCAAGCAGGAAATATTGGCGCACTCACTCAGGACGTTGGTCGGTCTGGGTTATTTGATATGGAAAGGTACAAAAAACAAATGGAAGCATTTGGTGCCCAGCAAGCGGCTGATGCGCAAAGAGCGGCGGCCAGAGGCGGCGGTAAAAAATAGAAATTTAATCAAAAGGAGAAAAAAATATGTGGTGGCCTATGTTAGCATTCGCGGCTGGTTCCTCACTTCTAGGAGCACAGCAAGCAAGAGAAAAACAAAAACAACAAGCAAGAATGAATATGGCTGAGGCTGTTAAAACTGAGTTTTCACCATGGACTGGTGTTCAAGGCAACATTAACCTAGATGCTCCAAGCACAACAGTTGGTGCTCTACAGGGCGGACTAACTGGGGCAATGATGGGGCAACAGTTTGCCAATATGAACAGTGTAAAGCCTAAGCCTGACGATATGACAAATGTCTATGGCAATTGATTTAAAAAGGACAGACTTAAATGGATCGTTTCAAAAACGCTTGGCTGCTTTTAAATAATAATCAAGCTATTGCTCCACAATCGGCAATGGCTGAACCTTACATTGAAGCGCCCACCCTGCAATCAACAGTAGATCGGCCTTACTGGGGGGCTGCCACCATGCAAGCAACGCCTGAAGAGGTTATGGTCTCACCAAGTAGACCCGCACAAGGGATTAGTCCATCAAAACAATTTAACGAAATGGTTAGTCAATCTAAAGGCAATCCTCAAAGCATGAGAATAAAAGAAAGCACCAAATACCATGATTTTGATCCGACAATCATGAAACAAATCGCATCAACCGGAGAAGAGCTAAAAGCATTAAGAGCAAAAGACGATGCGATGCAGACGGAAGCGATTAAAGATTATGAAGACCAAATCGCTCAATATGAAAATGCTCCGAGGCAAATTGATTGGAGGCCGCTTGCGGCTCTTCTCGATAGCTGGACGCCTGGCAAAAGTAACCTACTTCAGGCGGCTCAATCTATGGCTCCTGAATCGATAGACGCACAAAAGAAAAACATAATGGCAATGAAAAAAAGCCTTGCGGATATGAAAGGCAGCGCAAACAAAAATCAAATAGCATTGCTAAAAGAACAACTGGACTCATACCTGGGAATTCTACGGGAAGTGCAAAAAGAAAAATCTGAGGAACGCAAAATGCAAAATGAATTAGAGAGAACAGAGAGACTTTTTCAAAGGGACATAGAAAAAGATGTTCAGAAACTATCTCAAGAGGTTCAAGGCAAGGCTGCACTAGATGAGTCAGTCGCGGAGTTAGAAAATCTTTTAGGTTTCAGTATTGATGATATTGATAAACTAACCGGAAACGTAAAAGGTAAGGAAGTAGATATGCCTGGCGTGGTTTGGCCAGGGTTTGGAAGGATTTCGTTCTACTCTAAGGATGCGAGGATGATTGATGGCGCAATGGCGAGAATATTCAATACGGAACTAAAAGACAGATCAGGGGCCGCAGTTACTAATCAAGAATTAGAAAGATTAAAACAGGAATTTGCAGCTGGACGCTTTCAAACTGAAGCTGAAAAATTAGCTGCCACAAAAAGATACACTGATTTACTTCAAAAAGAATTAAACCGCAGAGAATCGGCATTTAGGCCAATAGTAAGAAGCACTTACAAAGAAAGAATCGCAGATCGTGGCAATAAAATATCAAATGCTGAAAGAGCAAATCCTATTGAAAAACCGTCTTCTTCTGAAAAACCGTCTTCTCTTTCTGAATCGGCTAGGGCAGAGTTAGCGAGAAGGCGAGCAACTAAAGGGCAGTAAATGGATTTATCAAAACTTTCAGATGAAGACTTAGAGGCATTATCTCAAAATAATTATGAGGCTATGTCTGACGAAGCCCTTGAAATACTCGCGCAGCAAGAAAATATTGCGCCAGAGCCGACTCCGAAAAGAGAACCACGCATTGCTGAAGCCGCTATTGAGGGCATCGGCAAAGGCGCCACTTTAGGATACTTGCCAGAATTACAAGCAGCATTTTATCAAGCTGGACTTAAAGCCGCTAATCTTTTGGGTGCTGACTTGCCAGATGAAGACTACCAAGAATCACTTAAAGCCTTTGAAACTAGATCAAATCAATTAAAAGAAGAGGCCCCTATAGCATCGACCCTCGGCGAAACCGCTGGGGCTATGGCTTTGCCAGTGCCAGGAGCTTCCCTAGGGAAAGCAGGCAGCGCCATTGGTAGAATAGGCCAGGCAGCTGCCCGTGGTGCTTTAGCTGGTGGGGTTACTGGACTTGCGCAAAGAACCGATGATTCCACAAAAAGAATCAGTGAAGATCCAATTGCCAATTTAAAGTCTCGACTCAATCGAGCACTTAAAAGTGCAGCCTTAGGCGGTGCTATTGGCGGAGGCCTTCAATCTGGGGTGGAGCTGGTTAAAAAAGCAGCGCCAACTTTATTTAGAGGCTCGTCTGGCATACCTAAAAATGCAATCAAGACTTATATAAAACGAGCTGATGATGTACAGGCCTTAAAAGAGGCTGGACCTACAGCCCCACTCGACATTGCTGAAGATGTAACTAATAAAGTGAAAAACGAGTTTTTCCAAAAGAAAGCTCAAGTCGGGAAAGAAATCACTGAAAACTTAAAAGCATCAGGAGAAAGCATTTCCACTGATAAAATTTTTGACCCTCTATATGAGAAGCTTCAAGAACTAGCTCTTAAACCAAGAGCAAAAACACCAGCTGGCAGGGCGGAACTTGAAGCTTTATATGATTTTATAGAAAGCAACAGAAAAGGATTGCCAGATAGAATCGACGCTGAGACGGCTTTTGATATTCAAAGAATTTTTAAACAAAAAGGAAGCCTGCAAAACATCAAAGGCACTTATGCCAACAGATACGGAGCAAACGCAAGCGATGTTGAAAAATCAATAAGCGATGCAGCGCTAAACGCGTATAGAAAAACAAACGATCTTTTGAACGATGTGGCAAGCACCGCTGGATTAAAAAATGAATATAAAAACCTATCTCAACTGCAAGACAAATTAGAAAAGTATTTTTCTGATGGAGAAAAAACTTTTAAAACACTGTCTGGACTCGAGGCTCCATCAAGGATTGGAGCTAAAAAAACAATCGAGCAACTTGAAAAACAGCTAGGCAAAAAAACAAATCTAAAAGACACGGCTGAACTTCTCGAAGCTTACAGATGGTTTCAGGACCCAGAGCTACTGCCAGTATCAAGCGGCGGGACAACATCAACGAGTAGGAACCTCTCGCTCGCCGGAGCTGTTGAGGCTTTAGGTGGCATCTTTGGAGAAAGAGGAGCCCAATATGGCCGCGCTTTAGGCAATTTTATTGGAGGCCCTATGGCAGTTAAAGGCGCAATTGATACCGCAAAAACAGTGGCCCCTGTCGCACGAGAAATTACACCTAGGCTTCAGAGAGCCGTCATTCAACAACAATCACCGTGGGTTAATGTAAACGAGGAGAAAAAATAAATGGAATATGATAAGAAAACAATAAACGAAGCGATCGAAACACTGGTCGAAGCCGATGATATCCAAAACGACCCAGACCTTATGAAAGCCATTGAGCCAGAGCTAAAGAAGAAAGCCGCTCGAATGATGAAGGTTTTAGAGCTTAAGGATCTTTGGAAAAAAGGACTCGCCGAAGCAAGTGAAGAAGAATACAAAGACGCGCAAAAAAAAGAAGAATTGCTATCAGAGAAAATGAAAGAAAAATTAAAAATAAAAGGTGACAGCCCTCTAAAAGACGAACAACCAAATATTCCCAAAAGCGGATAACATATTTATCAATGCAGTCCTTCTCTTGCTCTACTCTTAGGCTGAGGCTGATCTACTAGCCGAAAATTTCTGCAATTTTTTATAAAATTATCAACGTCTACTTTCTCAGCCTCACAAATGCTACAAGCAATCGACATTAGAATAAAAGCCGCATCTATAGGGAGCACCTCTAGTGACTTTATCGACTCAATATTATATCTCACAGTTTTGTTCCCATCAAAAACCACAAGATTCACTCTGTATTTTCGATCATCTATCTCCAAGATCCAATCTTCACTCTCTTGCTTTTTGTCACTCATAATGCCACCGATATTTAATATTAAAAGCTCTTTTCAGTCTTTTGACCTAATAACCCCACCCCTGGCGCCCAGAGCATTAAGAGCTTCGTCTACTTCTACCCATAAAGCATTTTTAATCTCAAAACCTGTGTAGCCTTTCTTGGACCTTCTTATGATTAAAAAACCATAACCCATATTTTGAGCATTCTTTAAAGCACCGAGAGCAGCTCTATCCAGATGCTCTCGTAATTCTTTAAACGCCTTTTCTAAATTATCTTCATTTAATTGCGACATTCACTTATTAGAGAAAGTTTTTTTCCTTTTGGTCAATCACCCCTAAAGCATAGGCCAGAGATAAATATTTCCCTAAAACCTTACTCGACATAGCTCTTGACCATACCGGCTTGCCAGTCGATGTCTTAAGACTTTCTTCAAGCTCTTTAGTCATTAGATCAATTTTACTGTCCGCAAAGCTATTGGCAATAGATTGTATCTTCTTAATCTGAGGCGTGGTAATTACCCCCATTGGCTAGCCTCTTCTTGCGTTTGCGGAGCGTAGTTCTTGATATGTTTCTTTGGCTCGCTAAACCCGAATTCATCTTCTGACGTCGGTGTGTCCATAGGTACACCAGGCTGACCGCCATCTGCCTCAGCCCGTCCATCTTTTGGCCTATTTAAAAACAAAACCCTGTCGGCGACAATCTCTGTCTTGTACTGAGTAACCCCATCCTTCTCCCATGATCTAACTTGTATGCGCCCTTCAATAAGCGCAGAGCTTCCCTTGGTTAAAAACTTTGCGCTATTCTCGGCTTGCTTTCCCCACACAACAATATTATGCCATGTCGCTTTGCTGGAATAAGTTCCATCTTGCCCTTTTACCTGTTCGCTTGTGGCCAGAGGAAACTCACACACATAAGTGTCTTTTACCTGCTTAAGCACTGGATCTTTCCCCAAATTACCCTGCAAGAATACTTTATTTAGTGACATAAATACGACTTCCTTTCTTTATTCTTAATTTAAATTTATTCCAAACACCAATCTCTAATTTCCTTACCAATAGCCTCGGTTAACAAAAATGGCTCTCGCCCTTCAAATAAACCAGTATTGTCTTTCGACACTCTCGATAAGTGAGAGTCGCGATCAATTTCAAACTGAATCATAAACCTATAATCAGTGCCCTCCCTTATCACATCAGCAAGCCCCACTTTCTTAGGCACTTGCCTCCCCTTTTCATCTGCTTCAATCACATAGTCAGCCTTCTTTTTTATCGTGCAGAAAATATGTAGTTCAGAAGAAAGTATTTTATTTAACAATGCCTCCCACTGAGGGGTTATTCGCTTCCAGGCTGAAAAGCTATTCTTTAATTGGTCACTCGCCTCTTGGTGCATATCAAGACACCCTCCAAGACCACCCCACGCATCTGATAAGCTATCAATAATAACCAGTCGAAATTTCATCTTCTCCGCTTCCTCGATGGCCGAAATAAATTTTTGCGGCGTGAAAGGCGGATGAATATCTAAAACATTGAACGCACCAAGCCTCGACGTATAAAGCTGCGCACGCCCTGTTTCTGTTTGAATAAGCGCCACTTTCGATATGTCGCCGTTCATCATCCCCTTTGCAACGCTTAGAGCTCCGAAAGTTTTCCCAGCCCCAGCCAACGAAGAAATGGCCGCCTTAATTTTAATATCTTTTTTACTCGCTAGCTTAAACGACATCACTCACTCCTTTTGTTATAGCCCATCTTGGAATACCTAAAATTGGATAAGGTTCAAACTCATCAACGACATACCCGTGCGAAAACTCAGACGCTAACCCCTGTTCTAATTTATTAACCGCCTCAACCCACTTGTCGTGCCCACTCTCTATTAAAAGCTCACTAGCCTTAAAACACTGCGGCACATACGGCTCATAATTCTCGCACGCCAAAAAATAATACTCACTCACAATATCAAATCCATAAGCCTGATTAATCGCAAGCATATAATGATACAATGATAGATCATAATTTAGATCATACGCTTGCCTCTCAAATGCCGACGGCTTTACTGAGCGCGCTGATTTAACCTCAATCATTTTAGACCCAGAAATCGCGTCAACTCGCGCCTTCATTGAAAGCCCAGAAAATGCACATCTAAAAAATATCGAAACCTCGCGCCGTGCCCCAAGCAGCAAATCAACTGATGGCTTGTGGGCAGCCACACTCATTGCCATCCCCTTAGCCTCCTCATATACACTACTAGGCACCTCTTCTCTGTCGCCCTTTTGTAAAAGAGCATCATCTCTAATCGCTTTCCCCTCTTTTGTTCTCGCATCAAACTCCGGCATTACAAAATAATCACGGTCAAAATTCTCTGGTTCCAGAAGAAGCGTGTGAAACATCGATCCACGCAGCATATCGACGCTTGGCCTCATGCTGCCACGCTGCTCTAAATATCTTTTAAAATGTCTAGGCGATTCTGAATAAAGCACCTTCAAGTCAGACGAACTGTAATACTTTGATAGCGCTGGCGAATGATAGTACGAACTAGGCATATCTGTCACTACACCAAAAAACTCACCCCGACCTAATGCTGATACATCCTCAGCATTTAATGCTGAAAACATTTTCTCTATCACTTGATCTTACCCCTTTAAAGATAAAAGCCTTTTTATGTACTTGCTTTAGAAAAAAAATTTAATCAACATTATTTTGATGAGTAAACACAAAGAGTCAACATCGAAAGCCCTTGAACGATTTTATTTGAAAGAAATGCGACGGGCTGAAAAAGAAACCAATCGGACGAAGAGAAAAAAAAACCAAAAACCAGAAAAACTGGTTGAGCGCGCGTGCTTAGAATGGATGCGTAGCCAAGGATGGAGCGTGCAAATCTTTGAATCGAAAGCCACCTACGATCCAAAAGGATTTTGGCGCAACCAATCCATGAAAGCCGGAAACGCTGACTGTCAAGGCACACTCCCATCAGGCCGAGCTTGCTACATAGAGTTCAAAGCGAAGGGAAAACTATCAACCTTTAAATTGGCTAAAAACTATAGGCAACAAATGTTTTTAAAAGAAAAAATTCTATCTAATGCCTTTTGCGCTGTGGTTGATAGCGTTGAACTACTAAAAGAAATTTACGAAAGATGGGAACACTTGGAAAAAATAGAACCTCTACTTGCACGAAACTACTTGTATAAAAAACTGCCAAGCTAAAAGGAAAGGGACTTTAAGTGTTTTTCAACCCAAAAAGTCCCTGCTAAAGTAAAGGCTATTTTTTGCGGAGTGATTTAAATAATGACCAAAGTGGCAAGTAAAGTCAATAGAAAAATATTGACACGATTTTACGCAGAACTTCTAAATATAAATTCGCTATTTTTTTATAAACCTTAATAATAGAGGCCACAACCATGCCAAAGCTGACAAACGGCTCGTTTGAACTAATCGAAGAAGCAAAGCATTATCTAAAACTTGGCGCACCTGTTGGTCCAGCAGAAGGGAAAGCAATAAAAGTCCCCAAATGGTCAACCCTTACACCAACTGATTTTTTCCAAGATAAATACCTACCATACTGGCAAAAAGCGACTGGCATTGGCGTCATCTGCGGAGAACAATCAAAAATCATCTGCGTCGACATAGACACCGAAGATAAAGAGCTCATAAAAAAAATAACAGCCAAGCTCCCACCAATACTTTCCGGAAAGATAGGAAATCCCAACAGACGCCCAGCGCAATTTTTTAGGTACAACGGAGAGAAATCAAAAAAATTCATAGATATCGGAGTAGAAATCTTATCAAACGGCAACCAAACGATTATCCCGCCGTCAAAACACCCGAAATTCTCAAAATATCAATGGATCGGCACACCTTTACATAAAATAGACATTGATGACCTCCCAACGCTTCCAGAAGGATTTATTGAGTTTTTAGAACAGTTAAACGATGAGTCAAAAAAATATAAAACAAAATTAGATAATAAAACCTCAAGCGAAAACGCAAATGTAAACTTACCTGAATATTCACCAGGACGATGCCGACACGGAAGTCATAACAAATTGTCCGCCCTCGGAGTCGCACTAGTTAAAAAAAACTATGACTTCGATAGACTCGTTAATCGATTATTAAAAGAGGATAGAAAATACAACTTTAAAGCTGACAAAAATTATTTCTCTTGCCCTAGTAGAAACTGGAAACACAAACAAGACATAGAAAATGCAAAAGATTTTGTTGATGAGCTTTTTATGAATCACGGACCTGGCGGGCGGAAAGTAGAAAAACGTGTTGAAGAACCCGCAGTAAATAAAATGTCAAATGACTTTGATATTTTCAAAATCCCACCAATCCCAAGAGAAATCGTGACCGAAAAAAACGGCAAAGAAAAAGAAATAGAGCCCTCACAAGCTGAAATCGCAAAACACATACTAAACCACTTTGGCACACTGGTTAGAAAATATGATAAAGATGTTTTCTCGTATAACGGACTCCACTGGGTTGAATGGACAGACGCCGAAAAACAAAAACTCTCTATCGCCATTACAGAGTTATTCGACGGAAAAACTGGGGTTACTAAAGTAAAGCAAATAGAAGAATTCGTCTTAAAACTAATGAAACCGTTCTCCTCTAATCCTTATATACAAAATCCCTTTATTGCAAATTTCCTCGACGGCGTATTAGAGGCTAAAAAAAACGAAGATAGCTTTACCCTTCATTTTAGACCTCATAGCCAAGACGATAACTGTTTGTATGTGTTACCTATGAAATATAATGTCGATAGAAACATTAAAAATGAAAAATTCCTATCGATGATCGAAACAACAACAGGCGGTAACGCTGAAAAAATAAGACAAATTAAGCAAATGTACGGCGTCGTGCTTATGCCTATATTCCCCCACCTATTCTTAAACGTAGGAGTTGGTGGAACGGGAAAATCATCAGTAATTAAATGCGCCATGAGACTAAGAAACCAAGATTCGATGAGCTTCACCGACCCAACATCGTGGGGCGAATCATTCGGACTAGAACCCATGCTAGGCCGACTAGTAAACATTGATCTAGACATTGAAACCCATAAGCCAATATCTGACGCAATTGTGAAAAAAATAGAAGACCGACATTTATTCCCAATAAATAGAAAAAATAAAAAAATTGTAACGGCGCCCATCCCCACAGTTCACATATTCGGAGCCAATATGGTGCCACCGACTTTAGAGTGGAGCACGAAAGCTCACGATAGAAGGTGGACCTTTATTAAATATGATAGCTTCGACGGATCTGATAACTCAGACAGAGATTACTCTCTGCGCGCTTTTGATTCATGCCCAGAAGGCGTCTTAAACTTCGCTTTAGAAGGGCTTGAAGACATAATAAAATCAAAAGGAAAATTCTACCAATCTGACGAATCAAAACAACTGATTGCTGAATGGCAGCTATCGAATGATCCTGTTGGATCATTTTTTTATGAAATAACCAAACCTGAAGATAACAAACATAGCGGCGCAATCATTTCGACAGTTGTCTGTCAAAATTTTCCCAATAGAATGACGCCTCAAGACGTATTGGTAACTTTTGATAGAAATGACAAAGATTCATTGCTTGAAAGAAAAAAAATGTGGGCACTGTTCTGCGACTGGCATTTAGAGGCATATAAAAGGCATCCAAAAATCGGTAAAATCAAATTTTTTGAGGCTTTGAGACGGCTAAAAATCGCCGAAAAAACCATTGACGGTTGTCGTCATTTTTGTGGAATAACCTTAAAACCAATAGGTTCGATCTGAGTAACTCTGACGCGTCGCACAGAGCAAAGATCTCTTTAGGTCTACTAAGCTGTTGAAATCATTGAAGAAAACTGTAAAAAGTGCAGAGTTAAAGTGCAAACTTTTTTAAGTTAAGTTATTGATATCATTAAGAAATTCGTTTAAGTGCAAAGTTAGCATATATTTTAAAGAGCTTTCTATATCTCCTATATCTCCTATATCTCCTATATCTCCTATATACCCCTTATATATATATAATATATATATAATATATATATAAAAAAGATTGCACTTTTGCACTTAAACTAAAAAACCTTAGTAATATCAACTACATTTTAGTATCAAAGTTAAGTGCATTTTAAGTGCAAAGTGCAAACTTTATTGTGGTTTTCATGGATTTAGGCCTTTAAAAGGCATGGTATCACCACCGCCACTTCAACAGCTAAGAGGAGGAAACCCGCGGCCACGCCCATATAAAGGCGCGGAAGGCCGCATAAACGCCTTTACGCCCATATAAAGGCGCGAAAGACCGCCAGATCGCAAGACGCGCCAAATAGGGATAATTATATCGAGCCAAATAAAATCATTTTAATAGCCAAAAATAAGCCAAAAACGAAATCGTCCGGTTGGCCAATGAGGATCATCCACCAAAATAATAATTTGAATAATGGCCGAAAAACCCGCGGCCACGCCCATATAAACGCGCGTGAAAAATATTTGAGAGGTGAAAACCAGATCAGACTGGCCTTTACAATTTCTGAAAAGATAGCATAGGCTTTAAATATGGATGAAACCGAAGACCCCTCGCCCTGGGCGCTTATGCTAGAAGGCTTCAAGCCAATGGCAGCAAGGGCAGAAGCAGAAATCAAACGCAACCGAGCGAAAGCAGCTCGAGCTATGCGCGCTAAGATTGGCAGTGGCTTCTCACCCATAAAAACCCCCTTAAGCGATGAAGAACTGATGCGGCGCCAGCTCGAAATTGAGATGAAATATCGAGATAGGTACCCCGCCACAGAAAACGATAGCCCAAGTCCCGAGGAGATGGGCTATCGACGGTACAATAGGCGTCGCTAGCGACAAACTGTTTTGTAGCCGTTAAATTTACCATAAATAAATTGCGGGGTTGATTCACACGTCGTAGGTTTTTTTTGTGGCTCGGGCGAAATAAATCTCATGTAATTGTCCCAGGCTTCTTGATTGTGGATGTATTGATACTCGCCCATGGACTCGCATCCGATATTTAATCCTATGATTATGAATAAAATAGCTTTTTTCATTTTTTTCACTCCTTTGTTAGCCTTTTTTTAAAAAGCCCGTTTTTGTATTTCATCCGCATTCCCATATAAACCCGCGGCCACGCCCATATAAACGCGCGAAACTCCGCTCTCAATAAATTCCATCTCAACAATACTTTATTGATACGGAGTCGTCTCAGATCTAGGCATTTTAGCTCTCTGAGGCCACGACTCTTTACACTTCCCAGTCAAAAAGTTCAGCAAGGTGTTTGTCGCCATAGCTATCAACTAAGAATGATGCTGACCCCTTGTCACAATAACAAAGGATATCCCTTTCACATATTGAAACTTCGTGAACATTCCAATATTCATTCATGACTTTTATTTTAAAGTTAGCAGATCTTTGTTGTTGCTTTTTTGTGCTGATAGACAATTTTATTGCTTCATTTAATGAATTTACTGTTTTCATCTCTTACTCCTTTGATATGTGTTACTCTTAAGATAGCTTACTTATCGGCGAATGTCAACAAAACTTAAACATTTTTATTCGCCGTCTCAAATTAAATGAAATTTATGTCTCGCGACCAGGGCTGAGAAGCCCACGGCTGAATTTATTTTTCAATACCTTGCTTTGCCTCTCGGTCTTATTTCATATATGGTCGTTTTCGTCGTAAATCATATATTCATCTCGCGCGGCCTTTCGCAGTCCTGGCCGCGAGCTGGCGAGTAGGCGCGAATATTCCGAGCCTTAATTCTTTAATTCTTGAGATATGGACCCAAACATATATTGCTATGGGCACCATGCCATAGCATGGGCTTGGTATTTTTTGTTCTTTTTTTAAAAAAGAAAAAAGGGGGGGCACCCCCCTTCGGATGCGAAAAAAGTAAATTCCCTTTACATTTCCCTCCCCCCTTGCTAAGTGTATGCTAGTATGTTAACATGATGTTATAGCGAGGTGATTATGAAAAAAAATGTTTCTGATTTAGTTATTGTCAAAAGGAAGCGCCGAGGTATTAAGCAGAAGATGATAGGATTTAGGTTGCCGATGGATGTTGTGGAGAAGTTGGAGAGGAATGGAATAGAGATCAACAAGACGGCGGCCAAGTATTTGATGACGATTGCAGAGAATTTAAAATAGAGGTTTGTGTGAAGGCTTGCATTTATGTTCGAGTTTCCACTGAGGAGCAGTCGGTTGATGCGCAGGTTGAGGTATGTCGCAGGTATTGTGAGATCAACAATTTGGAGTTTGATATTTTTCACGAGAAGGAGTCTGGCGGCTCGATTGATAGGCCTGTGTTTAAGTCGTTGCTTTCAAGGGTGAAGCGTCGTGAGTATTCGCGATTTATTGTGTTTAAGCTTGATCGGTTTTCGCGCTCAGTGAGCGACACGATTCATTTATTGAATGATTTATCCAAGTGGGGTTGTGATTTTGTGTCGGTGACGGAAATGATTGACATGTCAACTCCTATTGGAAGGCTTCAGATGCAGATGCTCGCTGTATTTGCGCAGTTTGAGCGCGAGATGATTTCTGAGCGTACTAGGGCGGCGTTGACGGAGTTAAAGCGAAAGGGGCGGGTATTGGGTAGGCCTTCTCGATATTTGCCGCCAGAGCTGATTGATGAGGCGAAGAGGATGCGTGAGAGTGGGATGAGATATTTGGACATTTCAAAAGCGCTGGGTATTTCTGCGGCGAGGCTTAACAGGGAGATGCTGAAGTTGGGGTTAAGAGAGAGGGGCGGGCGATAAGATGAAAACATTTGAAGAGCTTCGAGATGAGGCAGCAAAGAAACACAGGCGAGATTATGGCGGTGACTGTGATATTGAGAAATCTTATATTGAGGGCTGTAATTTCGCCCGAGACTATTTCGCGAAAGAGATTGACAGATTAAAAGCAATCATTGCTGTTTCCGACTCTGCAACTGGAATTATGCATCAAGCGGCCAAAATAAAAGAATTGAGTGCTGCTCTTATCGAGCTTGCTACCGCTTTGAGGCAGGTTGTAATTACATCGAATAGGGATGAGATGAAAATAATTGTATTCGACACGCTTAATAAATATCGAGACATCATTCAGGATGCGATGGAGAAAGTGAAACATGAATAAGAGTGATTTTGAAAAGTTAATTTCTAAAAGGGCTGAAAAAATATACCAGGACAATAAGCGCAAGTTATTGCTAATGATTAGTGAATATTTTAACGATGAACATAAAGAAATGAATGCACATGACTGCGGTAATTCTTTGAATATCGAGATTCAAGATTTAATTAACAATAAAGTCGAAGAACGTAAGGCGGCAATAATAGAAACGATAACATCAACAGAAATAAGCAATATTTTAGGTAACCTTGAAAGTGTTAGGTTTCTGTTCGATGAACAGCCAACGAAAGGTGAGTAAGTAATTAAGGATGCGAGGTGGAAATGTTAAATGGCTTGGATCTATTTAGCGGAATTGGCGGGATCACGCTCGCACTCAGTGAGTGGGTTAAGCCTATCGCATATTGTGAGCGAGACAGATACGCTCAATCTGTGCTGTTGTCGAGAATGTCTGATGGTGAATTGCCAAGAGCACCAATCTGGATCGACGTTGCATCGCTTACAGGGGGAATGCTACCCAGTGGAATCGACATCATCTATGGCGGATTCCCATGTCAGGACATCAGTGTTGCAGGAAATGGAATCGGCTTGGGCGGCGAGCGCAGCGGCCTTTTCTTCCACATCGCAAGGCTTGTCGAAGAAACAAACCCAAGATTTATATTTCTCGAAAACGTCCCAGCAATTAGAACTCGTGGCCTCAACAGTATCGTGCAAACACTTACCTATCTCGGGTATGATTGTCGATGGACGATTGTATCAGCCGCAGAAATTGGTGCCCCACACATTCGTAAACGATGGTTCCTTCTTGCCCACTCTCGACGCTTCGGCATGGAAGGATTGGAACACGAAAAACGCACACGGTCGTCGCACCGCAAGAATTTCTATTCATATTTATCAAAAAACTGGAAAGATGATCTCCGTAAATTTCCTCGAAAAGATAATGGGCTACCGGTGCCAATGGACAGAATTAAAGGACTGGGCAATGCTGTGGTTCCGCTCCAAGCGAAAATCGCTTTTGAAAGACTAATGGGATTAGAACAACTCAAGCACCTAAAGTAAGGTGAGTAAGTAATGAAGGCTTTGAAAGAGAGGGTTGGATGACTTTTTTAATTGGCTGGATCTTGGTATCTGTCGGAGTTTTTATCGGCTACATTTTGCACGGGGTTTTTCTTATAAATTCTCAAGATGATGATATGAGGATTTTTGAGGATCGAAAGAAGTATGAGGATTGGAAAGGGTAAAAGTAGTGAGAGCATTTCATAATGATGAAAAAATAAAATCCAAGTACTTGGCACGAGTAAGAAAGCACGCTGATGCTGATGAGATAGTAAAAAATAATTATTTGAAAAATGGGAAAGGCTGTGCAATTTGGTGTACGATTCACAAAACCAAGCATTCGAGATACGAGTCAGAGCTTGGGGTGCCAGAGTGGTTGGCGCACTTAAAGGATAGGATTTTTGAAGGGTTGCCTAACGAAAGAGCGAAGCGTTGGCCTTTAGAATTTTTAGAGGCTATTAACGTAGGGGCTGATTTAAATAAGATTAGGATTCCTTTTTTAATTTTTATTATTGAGTCGTCAAGGTCTCTTTTTAGAAATAAAAAGACACTTTTAGCGATGGATAATTTGCTGCTTGAGCTTAAAAGAGAAGATATTGATTATTCTGCACTAAAAAAGGCCGCTGATGCTTATGCTTCAGCTGCTTCTGCTTATTATTTTTCTGAAGCCGCTTTATCTGCTGCTGCTGCTGCCACTCATGCTTCTTCTGATGCTGCTGTTTCTTATTCTGTTGCCGCTTTTTATGCTGCGAGACGAAAGGGCTACATAAAAATTTCCCAAAAGCTTCTTGAGCTTATCCGCGAATGTAAATGAATGGTAAGAACTTATAAATAAAAAGGATAGAAAGAAATGAGATAGGTAATCTGTGACTGGGCCAATAATCGTCCGTTTGGCTGGGAGCCCTTTGGGAGCCTCGAAGAGGCAGATAACTTTTTAGAGGAGTTTTTGGTTTCACAGGTTGCGAAGATTGGAAAGGAAGGTAACAAATGAAAGCATTTCATAATGACCAAGAGCTTAAACAAAAATATCTAGACAGAGTCTTAGCTCATCAAGCTGCCGATGAAATCATCAAAGGGAAGTATTGGGAGAATGGGAAGGGGTGCGCGGTTGGTTGCACGATCCACAGTAATAATCATGCGGCATACGAGGTAGAGCTTGGCGTGCCTGAATGGTTGGCCAGATTAGAGGATAGAATTTTTGAAGGGTTGCCAAATGATGAGGCCAAGGACTTTCCATTTTTATTTCTCGATGCAATCAATGTTGGATCAGATTTAAGCAGAATCAAAATCCCTATGCTTATATTTATTGTAGAATCCGCAAAAGCAAACACGAAAAACAAAAGGGTTTTGGAAGCTATTGACGGCGTCTTAATTGAACTTCGCAAAGATGTTTTCGATTTAACCGCGCTCAGAAAGGCGCGTGTTGATGCTGCCGCTGTTGCCGCTGTTGCCGCTGTTGCTGATGCTGATGCTGCCGCTGTTGCCGCTGTTGCCGCTGTTGCTGATGCTGATGCTGCTAATGCTGCTTATGCTGCCGTTGATGCTGCTTATGCTGTTGCTTATGCTGCTAATGCTGCTTATGCTGCTAATGCTGCTTATACTGCTGCTGCTGCTAATGCTGCTTATGTTGCCGCTGTTGCTGCTTATGCTGCTAATGCTGATGCTGTTGATGCTGCTTATGCTGCTTATGCTGC